CTTATCTTGGTCTAGGGTTCAAAAATGTTATGTTTTGTCTTACGGAACTATTAGCACAACTTGTGCTGTAACTGCTGACGCTGATTACATGCGTCTGCCTTATGGATTTAGGTTAACAGATGTTAGGGCTAGTTTGTTTACAGTTGCAGATGCTCTTGTTACTGTTGATATTCAAGAGGGAGGCTCAACTGTTTTATCTACTTTGCTAACTATAGATATTGGAGAAAAAACATCAACTACGGCAGCCACTCCCGCAGTAATATCAGATGCTGATTTGGCAGATGATGCAGAGATAACAATAGATATAACAACTATTGGTGGTGGTGGAAATGAAGGGAAGGGACTTAAAGTGTATTTAATAGGTCACACGGTAAATTATTAAAAATTAAAAGATGAAAGGGCAGATGAGGGATACAATACAGGTGGTTGTCGCTAACTCTACAGGAATTGGCATATCACTTTCAAGCATGAATGAAATATTAACTTTTGTTTCTCTATCAATAGCGATAGCGTTTACAATTTACAAATATTATAAAATAAAAAATAAATAAGAAATGGCGGGGACAATAATACAATCAGATCTAACAGTTACTATAAGCGAGAGTGTTTCTTTAAATGGNGTAAGTTATGGGAATAGCATATCAAAAAGCTTTACAGGGAACGGAAAGGTTGACCANAGAATAATGACTATTGCTGCTAAAGGNGAGGANGGTATGACTGTAACAACGATTCTTGCTCTCTCAACNGTAGATGCAAGAGGNCAGGTGGTTGTAGCAGACTACACTTATTTTAGGATTACAAATACAGATGATACTANCGCTTTAATATTAGAGCTTTATAATGGTAGTGATTATATCTATTTTAATGTTGAAGCGGGAGANTCATTTCTGTTGATGAGNCCAGAGAGTGATAGATTAGCAGCCTCTGGAGNGGTTACTTTTGCAGATCTTCAGCAGATAAATGGGGCGAGTGNAAGCGAAACAGACTCTATAGATATAGAATATGTTGCTGTTACTAAGGGNGGCGTAGGAGAATAAGATAGGTGTAATGGCTAAACTAGCAGCGTTTATATTTAGAGANAAAAGACGAAAAAAAAGAAAGGGTGTGCATAGTAAAAATGCTTCAAAAGGTCAAAATGGCTATAAGAAACAATACAGAGGTCAGGGAAGTTAAGGCTAACTTACTGTTAATCAGGGACACATTTACTTCTAAATCTGTAATAGGCAAACTATACTGTNATGGAGAGTTCATTGCACATACTTTAGAATTAGCTTGGAAAGACAATCAAAAAAGTATATCTTGCATCCCGAAAGGAGAGTATAAATGCAGAGTGAGATTAGCAAGAGAAAGTGCGACTAGAGATTATGTTCACTTATTAGTGGAAGATGTGCCGAACAGAAGCTATATACTTTTCCATAGAGGTAATTACCCTTCGGATAGTAGGGGGTGTATTTTAACAGGGACACATAGAGCACAGACCCCTGATAAAATTTTAGCAAGCAAAATAGCACACACCTACTTGATGGACTATCTTTTAGAAAATCAATTAAGTGAGAGTATTAATTTAATAATTAAAAACAGATAAAAAAATGAAAAAAATAGTTTTAATAGTAGGAATTGCTTTAACATCATTATGTGCGTCTGCACAATATATGGTGGTAAGCGATATAAGTAAACCCGCAGATGATGAAAGTTGGGGGTTTTCAAATTTCACCGATAATATAGGGGTTGGATACCAATTAAATGATGATTTTGTTTTAGGGGTACAACAAAATGGTGATGACTGGGGTTTGTTTGGTAGGTATAATATAAGTGAGAACTTATATCTGTCTGCACAAACATCTGAAGGTGTTTCAACAGATAGTGTATCGGTTGGCGTTGGATACGCAGTAAAGTTTTGGAATAACTTTTATGCTGAACCAAATTATGTTTGGGGGGTATCAAAAGAAGGAGAGGGAGAATTTAAGATTGGTATTGCTTACCGATTCTAATATTAATAATTAAAAATAAAAGAAAATGAAAAATTGGCTTATTTTAACAATGATTAAAAGTAAAAAGTTTTGGTATGCAGTATCTGCTGTGGTAGTTCCTGCTATTGTAACTTATTTAGGGGTAGATGAGGAAACTGCTACCAATCTCTATCACGCTATTCTTGTAATTTTAGGACAGGGAATTGCTGATATATCAAAAAAATAATGTAACTTTGTAATCCTTCTTTGAAGTGTTTTCGGGGTCGGAATAGTTAGTAGTTAAGAGCGGGGTGTTAATAACACCCTGCTTTTTTTTATATGTATGTTGTTTTTTTTGTATATTTGTGTATGTCAAAAGAATACGGTAAAAGGCTAAGGCTCACTCCTGAAGAAGAAGATTTAATAAAACAGAGTAGGGCAGAAACACTAGACAACCTCAACAACAATTCATCATTAGATTTACATTTATTAGATAGGGGTATAGATAAGAAAGATGTAGTAAGTGTAAAGCATTGGCAATCAGCTAGTGGGGAATATCGATTTTTCTATTGTAACAAAAGAAGATTACGGTTTAGACGAACAACAAATATTTGATAGTGTAAATAGTTTTATAGAAGGCCACTCTCCTGAATACGATCCGATTGAAAGAGAGAAGGGAAATCATCTTTTAGTTGTAAATCCTGCAGACATACATATAGGCAAGTATGCAAATGAAACTGAAACAGGAGAACCTTACGACTGTGAAACTGCTGTAATGAGAGTTGTTAATGGAGTGCAAGGCCTGATAGACAAATCTGAAGGGTTTGATGTTGATAGGGTTTTGTTTTGTATTGGTAATGATGTGCTTCATATAGATAATGTATATAATACTACAACTAAAGGGACGCATCAGGATACTGATGGTAAGTGGTGGGAGCATTATGAGATAGCTTTAATGCTTTATGTTAAGGTAATAGAAATGCTTAGAACTATAGCCCCTGTAGATGTATTACACTCTATGAGTAATCACGACTATCAGAGTGGGTTTCATTTAGCACATACTTTAAAATCTTGGTTTAGAAAGGCCGATGATATTAGTTTTGATATTAGTGTTGCACACAGAAAATATTATCACTATGGTAATAATTTGATTGGACTAGAGCATGGAGATGGAGCTAAAATGGATAAATTACCCTTGTTAATGGCTCAAGAAAAGCCTAAAATGTGGAGTGAAACTAAATTCAGATATTGGTATTTACATCATATTCATCATAAGGTTAAACATAAATGGTTAGATGCTAAGGATTTTATTGGAGTAACTGTTGAGTATATGAGAAGCCCATCATCAGCAGATAGTTGGCATACACGAAAAGGATTTACAGGAGTGCCAAAAGCTTGTGAAGCTTTTATTCACGACAAAGAAAGTGGCCAAGTAGCAAGATTAACTCATTATTTTTAGGTCTTTATCTTGTTCTTTATCTTTAACTTTATCTTTAACTTTAACTTTATCTTGTTCTTTATCTTTAAGAGTATTAAATACCCTATACTAAGGGTTAGTTAAGGGTTAAATATTATATTTTTACATTTTTTTTAAAAAAAACTACAAAAAAGTTTGGTAGTTTAAAAAATTGTTGTATCTTTGTACAGAATTTCAACTAACTAACTATTAACGAAAACACAAATTACTATGAATTATGATGATTGGAAATTAAGCAACCCTATAGATGATGGGAATGTAACAAATATGGTATCTGCTTGTTGTGGGGTAGAACTAACAGAATCAGAATACTCAGAATGTTGTGGCGCTAAAGTTTGGGAAAACACAGATGTATGTTCAAGATGTAAAGAACATAGTAGCGACTACATGGTTTGCGGAGAGTGTGGAGATACTTGTGATGAAATCGAGGATTATGAATATGAAGAACAACAAAGAGAGAGTGCAGAAGAAATGGCAAGAGATGGGGAGAGAGATGAAAGTTAAGCAAAAACTTATTGAAATGAAATTAGAAGAATTAGATATATATGAAGAATATAATTATGGATTTAATACACTTATGGAGAGGAGATAATGTAATTGAATTTTATGAATAAAAACAATAACTGTGGTATTAGCAATACCATTTAAAACAACTAACTATGGGAAGAATGAAAGAAGAATTTATGCAAATGCAAGAACAATTAATTACTAATCAAAATAATTTAAAAATGAAAAAAGTAGAAAATGGTCAAGATGTAGTAGATGTAAAAGAAACAAAAAA